TGCTACTACCGGCGGCCAATCTATTATTATCAAGCAAGGCTCCGGCGCAGGCGTTACCATCCCGACTACCCAGAAATCTATGGTTGTCTCAGATGGCGCAGGAGCAGGCGCAGCGGTCGTTAATGCTAGCCCGTCTGTGAACTTACAGACAGATGTATCTGGAACACTACCCCCTGCGAATGGTGGTACGGGTTTGACTGCTCCCGGTGCAGCAGGTAACGTGCTTAAAAGCGACGGTACTGCGTGGACATCAGCAGCTTCAGCGGCAGGCTACCCAGCTCCCTCTTTAATAGCCACAAGCGCCACAGTAGCCTCGTCTACTTTCCAAGTGGTTACAGCAGGAGGTATTACGATTACTTTACCTGCCACTCCGACTGCGGGAGACTTTGTTGCGGTAAAAGATGGAACAGGCGCAGCAGCCACTACTAATTTTACGGTCGCACGTAACAACTCAAATATTGCCAGCTCTGCCACAGACTTAACTTTTGATAAGAACTTTGCAGAAATCGTAATGACTTACATAGATGCCACAATCGGTTGGAGTGTATAAATGTCTAATTTGTCGGAATTGCTGCCGACAGGCGGCGGACAGAACTCTATAGATTTCGTAGCTACCGGTACTCTAGCCAGCGGTCAGGCGGTCGCGCTAAAGACGGACGGCACTGTTGAGGCTGTTGCTGGGACAACCGGGGGAGCAGGAACGCCTGCTGTTTTTGAAGCGGCAACAACACTGTGGGTATCAGCAACATTTGACTCTAACTCTAATAAAGTAGTTATTGCCTATAAAGATAGCGGAAACAATAACTACGGTACGGCGGTAGTTGGTACGGTGGCTGGAACAGCTATATCGTTTGGTACTGCTTCTATTTTTAGCAGCACGAGTATTAATCGCACGGCCATAACATTTGACTCTAATTTAAATAAAGTAGTTATAGCCTATGAAGACTATATACCGGCAGCAGGAACGTACTACGGAACAGCTAGCGTTGGTACTGTGGCCGGAACAAGTGTTAGTTTCGGTACCCCCGTAGTTTTTAACAGTGCGAGTACTCTTTACGTCTCCGCAGTATTTGACTCTAACTCAAATAAAGTAGTTATTGCCCACGGCACAGGCTTTAACGACTGCTATGCTCTCGTTGGTACTGTGGCCGGAACAAGCATATCGTTCGGAACTACTACTTCTTGGGGGAATAAGGGGGCGCGTACTCAGGCGACATTTGACTCTAACTCAAATAAAGTAGTTATTGCTTATCTAGACGTCACAGGAACGTACTTCGGAGCAGCTATCGTAGGTACTGTGGCTGGGACAAGTATATCGTTCGGAACTGGCGTAGCTTTTAACGCTGGGGATACTAGATTACCGGGCATAACATTTGACTCTACTTCAAATAAAGTAGTTATAAGCTATCAAGATGTCGGAAACTCAAACTACGGAACAGCTATCGTAGGTACTGTGGCTGGAACAAGTATATCGTTTGGGACTGCTTCTGTTTTTGAAATTGTGGGTGCTAGCTTCACCTCCATGGGCACAACATTTGACTCTACTGCCAATAAAGTAGTTATTGCATATGCCAATGCCACAAACGGCTACGGCACAGCTATCGTTGGTACGGTGGCTGGAACAGCTATAACGTTCGGAACTCCTGCTGTTTATGAAGCCGCAGATACTAGCTACACCTCCGCAACATTTGACTCTACTGCCAATAAAGTAGTTATAGGCTATCAAGATGTCTCAAACGCCTCTTACGGCACCGGGGTAGTATTTGCTCTAGACAGTACAAACAACGCTTCCTTCATAGGTATAACCAACTCAGATGTAGTAAGCGGAGCTTCTGGCTCGGTAACCATCAAAGGCGGTATCTCCACTATTACGGGTGGAACTTATGCAGTAACGGTTGTTAACTCTGGCGCTGGCAATAAATTCGCTATCAATGGCGTAGAACAGGGCAAAGTAATCCTTTACGAAGGTGCTACTTATAAGTTCGACCAGTCAAACGCAACTAACGCAGGACACCCATTTCGCCTTTCAACTACGTCTGACGGAACACACGCGGGAGGTGTCGCGTACACTGTTGGGGTAACTATTGTTGGAACGCCCGGTAGTGCCGGAGCATACACGCAGATAGCAGTAGCAGTTGGCGCACCTAAACTTTACTATTACTGCTCGATACACAGCGGCATGGGAGGTTCTGCGGATACCTTCGCAATTGTACCTAACTCTACCTACTACGTTCAAACAGACGGCACGCTAACCACCACACAAAATGCAGTGTTAGCAGGTAAGGGGTTGTCCTCAACCAGCATCAATTTGGATTACACAACATGAGCAAGTTAAGTGAGCTATTACCTGCTGGAGCAGGGGCAAAGAGCGCAAGATTCGTAGCTACCGGTAATCTAGCCAGCGGTCAAACTGTTGCACTTTCAGCCAACGGAAAGGTTGCTGCTATTTCTAGCACTGGCGAGCCTTCATCTTTTAGCACAGCCCAAGTTTTTGAAAGTGCTCAATCGGACAGCACGGCAACAGCATACGATTCGACCAACGATAAAATTGTTATTGGGTATTCCGATAACGGGAACTCAGATTACGGAACTGCCATTGTGGGTACTGTTTCTGGCTCTACAATTACCTTTGGCACTCCTGTGACATTTACGTCTGCTGCCGTTGCGGCTTTACAGGCAACATTTGACTCGGACACCGGCCAAGTAGTGTTTGCGTATAGGTCCGGGGGTGTTTTGTTGGAAACTATACTCGGCGCTGTTTCTGGCACTACAATTACCTTCGGTACGGCTGCAACTCTTAACGGGTCTCCCACCCAAGACCTAGCAGTAACTTACGACACCACCACCTCTAGAATATTTTATTGTTATAGAGATAGCAATAACTCTAACTACGGCTCATCCAAACTTGGAACTGTGGGCGGAACAAACATATCTTTTAGCCCTGCGACTGTATTTGAATCTGCGTCTATTAGCGTTGTTGAGATAATTTTTGACCCAACTACCTCCCAAGTAGTTACTATTTTTAGGGCTGCAAATGACTACTGCTACGCTAGGATGGGTCTTAGTTTATCTAGTTCTATAAACTATGGCAGTAGAGATACTATTGAAGGCCAAGCGATGTCCGGGAATGCTGACCCAATGGCAGTAACCTATGACTCCACCGCTCAGAGGGCAGTAATCTTTGCCCAACTTTCCGCAAACGGAGTTTCGTATGGCTATGTTGGCCAAGTAACCGCCGCCGTTGGTACTACCCCGGGTACTTGTCAAAGGGTGGGTAGACAGCAATTGCCATCGACTTACTCCAGTTACTTTTCAGCAGCTTATAACTCACAGGCAAACAGAGTAGTTGTATCTAGGAAGGGACCGGGCTTCGACGGCAATGTAAATGTCGGGTTAGTAACCGGCAACAGTATTTTCTTTACCACGTCAGAGCTTATTGGGGTTAATATAAACTACATTTCAAGTGCTTACGATTCAGCCAGTAATAGAGTAGCAATTGCTTATCGGGATGACCATAACTTAAAGTACGGTACGGCCAGACTTTTTGAAAACGCTGGCCCAAACCAAACTTCTTTCGTAGGCATAACAGATCAAGCCATAGCCAATACGGCCACAGGCTCAGTTATAATGCAAGGCGGGGTAGGTGCGGGCGTTGTGGCACAGCCTGTGGGCTATGAAATTGGCAATCCGGAAGTTTTTGACTCTTCCACCACTAGCGAGTACGAGTCCATAACATTTGATTCTAACTCAAATAAAGTAGTTATCGCATACAAGGACGAGGGAAACTCAGGCTACGGAACAGCGATAATTGGCACTGTGAGTGGGCTAAGTATTACCTTCGGTACCCCCGTAGTTTTTGAAAGTGCGGGTACTAATTACGTCGGAGCAACATTTGACTCTACTGCCAATAAAGTAGTTATTGCCTACACCGACTTAGGAAACTCAGGCTACGGCACAGCTATCGTTGGTACTGTGGCTGGGACAAGTATATCGTTCGGAACTCCTGTTACTTTCGAAAGTGCCGGAGGTACTGCTTACAACTCACCAACATTTGACTCTACCTTAAATAAAGTAGTTATTGCATACAGCGATGTAAGTACGAGCTACGGCACAGGTATCGTTGGCACTGTGGCTGGAACAAGCATATCGTTCGGAACTCCTGTTACTTTTCACAGCGGAATCGCTCGTTACGTCGGAGCAACATTTGACTCTACTGCCAATAAAGTAGTTATTGCATACACCGACTTATCAAACGGAAACGTCGGAAAAGCTATCGTAGGCACTGTGGTTGCAACAGATATATCGTATGGTACTGCGGTAGTTTTTCAAAATAGCAGCGTCCAGATGAATCTCGGCTCCCAATTAACATTTGACTCAACTAATAATAAAGTAGTTATCGGGTATACAAATTATACCAATTCAGGCTACGGAACAGCTATCGTAGGTACTGTGGCTGGAACAGCTATATCGTTTGGAACTGCTTCAGTTTTTAACAGCGCAACTACTGCTTACGTCTCACCAACATTTGACCCCACCTCCAATAAAGTAGTTAGCTCATACTTCAGCGGAGGCGCAAACGGCGGTAAACTTATCTCAGCAATTGTAAGTGGAACATCTATATCATTTGAACCTGCTTTAGTGTTTTCTAGTTCGGCTGCTACATTCACAAAAACGGTATTTGACTCTAACTCTAATAAAGTAGTTATTGCATACAGCGATACAGGAAACTCAAATGCTGGTACAGCAATTGTTACTGGTGGAATTACGGACCTAGTTATAGGCACAGACTACTACGTTGGGGCTGACGGAACCCTATCAACCAAAGCAAATACCGTCCCTGCTGGCAGGGCATTATCAACATCATCAATACTCTTGGAAGGATAAAAAATGAAAACTATAGTATGCGATCAAAACTGTTCTAAA